TTCCGATAAACTATCTAAGATGACAGAATCAAAAACCTGTCCTTCTGGGGAAGTGAGCCAAGAGTAGGCTTCTTTTAAGTCTTCCATACTAGAGACTTCTATATAAGGAATGTTGCTTTCTTTAATAGAAAGCAGGCCACCCTCTGCTGAGATTATGACGGGTTTTGGCATGGTAGTGGCCAAGGTGGTTTTTCCTGCACCGGCATGGCCGTACACAAGGATTTTTATCCCGTTGGTATGAACGTCAGACGTGTTTTTAAGCTTAATAGCCATTTTTAATGCTCCTGTTTATGAACTGGTCGGGGTATCCGGTTAGTTCTTGTGGTAAATGATAACATTAAAATATTATATGTCAACAATTAAATGTATGTTATGATATTTCAAACATAACAAACAAGGAAGAAATAACCATGCTCACACTAGAACAAATCAGATCTCTATTAAAAGATAGGCGCGTTTCAATCATTGCCAAAGAAACGGGTATTCATTTTAATACCATAAGAGATATAAGAGACAATGAGAAGGCTAACCCAACTTATCGGGTTATTACTAAACTAAGCGAGTATTTCAATGGCTGACTTGATTAATATATTCGGGGGTAGTTTTACAGCTACTAAGGAAAAAACCTTAGAGCCTCCAGAAAAGCAACTCAAGGAGGCCATTATTGATGCCGGTCTTGAGCCGCCAGACGCTATTTATATGGATGGCAATATTCATCGTTTTAAAACCGGTTCAAAAGGTTCTGGCGGAACTGGTGATAAGACCGGTTGGTATGTCGCTTATAATGATTCTATCCCAGCAGGACGGTTTGGGGATTGGCGCTCAGGGATAGAAGTCACTTTCCGTGCGGATGTGGGGCGAAAGTTTACCCCAGCGGAGGAAATGGCGCATACAAGACACATGTCAGAAGCCAAGATAAAGCGAGATGAAGAGCTAAAGAAGCAGCATGAAGTCGTTAGTCATACGGTAGAAAAGATATGGGAAGACTGCACATCAGCACACCCAGATCATCCGTATTTAAAAAGAAAGGGCATTAATGTGCATGGCGCAAGAGTCACAGGCGATGGGCGCTTGGTGGTTCCCTTATTTAATGAGGATGGCTCTTTATCCACTATCCAGTATATAGCCAATGATGGCACTAAGCTTTATCACAAAGGCGGTGCTACAGGCGGTAAATATTGGACATTGGGTAATATTGAAACTCCTAAAATAATTTACATAGCTGAGGGTTTTGCGACAGCCGCAACCATCAATGAAGCCACCGGTTCAAATTGCATTATTGCTTATTCGGCATCTAATTTGGTTCCTGTCACCGAATCCATTCGGGTTAAATATGGCGCACAGCAAGAAATCGTTATTATTGCCGATAATGACAAGAGCGGTGTTGGCCAAAAGTATGCGGACCAGGCTTCTGCCAAGTTTGGCGGTCGTGTGGTTGTTATGCCGATTGAAGGGGATGCCAATGATTATGTGCAAGCCGGTCATGATTTATTGGCGTTACTCAATCCACCATCTGATGATTGGTTAATCCAAGCTGATGAGTTTAGCCAACAGCCAGCTCCAATAAAATGGTTAATCAAAGGCTGGGTACAAGAAGCCTCTTTAATGATGATACACGGCCCCAGTGGAGGCGGTAAGACATTTGCTGTTTTGGATATGTGTCTAACTATTGCTTCTGGTATGAATCTTTGGGCAAATCTTAAAGTGAAGCATGGCACAGTGGTTTATTTATGCGGGGAAGGTCATCATGGCGTAAGGTCACGAATAGCCGCGTGGAAGCATAAAAAGAGCATTAGCCGGTTAAATATGTATATCAGCCGCGATGGATTGGATTTAAACACACCGGCAGGCTATCAAAGAACCGTTGAGAATTTGAGGAAATTACAAGATAAGCCGAAAGTTATTATTGTTGATACTTTGCACCGATTTTTACAAGGCGATGAGAACAGCGCACAAGACACCAAGACGATGTTAGATGCTTGCTCGGCTTTGATTATTGAGTTCGGCTGTGCGGTTATCTTAGTACACCATACTGGCGTATCAAATGAAGCCCAACACAGAGCCAGGGGATCATCTGCCTGGCGTGGTGCTTTAGATATTGAAATCAGTGTTATTCCATCCACCGATGGCAAGCCTATGCAGTTGGTACAAAGAAAGTCAAAAGATGCCGAATAAGCAATAATGCAATTTGAACCGGTGGCTTCATTGATGGTTGCGGCTGTTGCAAAACCCTCAGCTATGTAAATTATTTTAGGGGCTTCAATATTTCCTAATGTCCAATATTTACCGCCTGTCGCACCGCCTTTGTGATAAAGCTTAGTACCATCATTAGCTATGTATTGGATAGTTGATAAAGAACCATCCTCATTAAATAAGGGAACCACCAAGCGCCCATCGCCTGTGACTCTTGCGCCATGCACATTAATGCCCTTTCTTTTTAAATACGGATGATCTGGATGTGCTGATGTGCAGTCTTCCCATATCTTCTCAACGGTATGACTAACGACTTCATGTTGCTTCTTTAATTCTTCATCTCGCTTTATCTTGGCCTCTGACATACGTCTTGTATGCGCCATTTCCTCCGCTGGGGTAAACTTACGCCCCACATCCGCACGGAAAGTGACTTCTATCCCTGAGCGCCAATCCCCGAAACGTCCTGCCGGGATAGAATCATTATAAGCCACATACCAACCGGTCTTGTCACCCGCTCCACCCGAACCTTTTGAGCCGGTTTTAAAACGATGAATATTACCATCCATATAAATGGAGTCTGGCGGCTCAAGACCGGCATCAATAATCGCCTCCCTTAGTTGTTTCTCAGGAGGCTCTAAGGTTTTTTCCTTGGTAGCTGTAAAGCTCCCCCCGAATATATTAATCAAGTCAGCCATTGAAATACTCGCTTAGTTTAGTAATAACCCGATAAGTGGGGTTAGCCTTCTCATTGTCTCTTATATCTCTTATGGTATTAAAATGAATACCGGTTTCTTTAGCAATGATTGAAACGCGCCTATCTTTTAATAGAGATCTGATTTGTTCTAGTGTGAGCATGGTTATTTCTTCCTTGTTTGTTATGTTTGAAGCATCATAACATACATTTAATTGTTGACATATAATATTTTAATGTTATCATTTACCACAAGAACTAACCGGATCCACCGACCAGTTCATAAACAGGAGCATTAAAAATGGCTATTAAGCTTAAAAACACGTCCGATGTACACACAAACGGTATAAAAATCCTTGTGTACGGCCATGCCGGTGCAGGCAAAACCACCTTGGCCACTACCATGCCAAAACCCGTCATAATCTCGGCAGAGGGCGGCCTGCTTTCTATTAAGGAAAGTAATATTCCTTATATAGAAGTCTCCAGTATGGAAGACTTAAAGGAAGCCTACTCTTGGCTCACTTCCCCAGAAGGACAGGTTTTTGAATCTGTCATCTTAGATAGTTTATCGGAAATCGGTGAAGTCGTGTTAATCCATGAAAAGTCCATTAACAAAGATGGCCGAGCGGCTTATGGTGAGATGGCCGCACAAATGACAGCGCTTATTAGAGCGTTCCGTGACTTACCCGGCAAGAACGTCTTAATGACCGCCAAGGTTGAGAAAACAGCCGATGAATCTGGCCGTCTGTTATACGCCCCATCCATGCCAGGCGCTAAATTAGGCCAGCAATTGCCTTACTTCTTTGACTTGGTGTTAGCTTTAAGAGTTGAAAAAGATGCCGACGGCATAGCACAACGCGCTTTGATGTGCGACTCGGACGGCTTATGGACAGCAAAAGACAGATCCGGAAAGCTTCAATCATGGGAAGCGCCAGACTTAGGGGAAATAATCAAATGCCTAGCTTAAAAGAATTATCAGAAAAATGGCTCGAATGTAAGAAATATGAGCAAATTGCAATTAACACAAGACGAGATCTTGAGGATCAAATACTGGCGTTGATTCATTTGCCTGACAATCTTGAAGGCGTAGTCACTGAAACGCCAGATGATTATGTTATCAAAATAACCGGACGTATTACTCGCACCGTTGATGGCGAGCTGGCTCAGGAAATAGCCTCAGAATATGGGTTGTCGGAACATCTATCTACTTTATTCAGATGGACACCAAGCATTAATGCAAAGGCTTGGAAAACAACATCAAAAGAAATTACCGATATTCTAGCAGAGGCTATTACAGCCAAACCTGCTAGAGCAACTTTTAAAATAACAAAGGAATAATCATGGCTTTTTTAGAAACAACATTTAACGTAAACGACTTGCCAGAATCACAAAACACAGGCGAATTTACGCCATTGCCAGAAGGTTGGTATGAATCGAACATTACCGGTGCTGAATTAAAAACAACCAAAGCCGGTAACGGTCAATATATCTCAATACAATATTCAATCATGGGGCCAACGCATCAAGGCCGTGTTGTGTTTGGTAACTTAAACATTCGCAACCCTAGCCCAAAAGCGGAAGAAATTGGCCGTCAACAATTGGGTGATTTAATGCGTGCTATAGGCTTGGCTTCTGTGTCTGATACTGACCAACTAATCGGAGGCATGTTATCCATTAAGTTGAAAATTAGAAAGTCTGAGCAGTATGGGGATTCTAACGACATAACCAGTTATAAGGCTTTATCTGGCGGTATTCCTGTTATGCCTAAAGCGGCAGTAACTGAAAAATCCCCACCTTGGGCAACTAAATAATTAACCTGGCACAAGGATGTGCTTTTAATTTAGGATATTTATGACACTACAAGAAAAAATAAACCAAGCCCACCAAGACAGACAGGAAGCACCCCGTCCGCATTTAGGCTGTAGTATGCTCGGCCATTCCTGTGATAGATGGCTGTGGCTGTCTTTTCGTTGGGCAGTTATCGAGAAGTTTGACGGGCGTATTTTAAGGCTATTCAGACGCGGACAACTTGAGGAACAGACCGTTATTCAAGATTTAAGAGCCATTGGGATTGATGTCAGTAACACATCAACCAATCAAAGCCGTGTCAGCTTTGGCTCTCATGTATCTGGCTCAATTGATGGCATCTTAAACAACGCCATTCTTGAGATAAAAACCCATGCTTTAAAATCATTTGATGATTTAGTAAAGAATGGCGTTAAAAAATCTAAGCCGATGCACTTGGCTCAAATGCAAGTTTATATGTTGGGATCTAAATTAGATAAGGCTTTGTATTATGCTGTTTGTAAGAATGACGACCGCATTTACACAGAAGAAATTGAACTTGATAAAGATAAAGCTCAGGCATTAATTGAAAGAGGAAAATACATTGCTTTATCTGACACTATGCCAGCGCCATTAAGCCAGGATGCGTCTTGGTATGAATGTAAATATTGCCCAGCTCATTCGTTTTGTTTTAAAAATAAAACGACTAAAGAAGTGAACTGTCGGACATGCGCCCATTCAACGGCTTTAGCTGATAGCGCTTGGAAATGTGAACGCCATAACGCGGAGAATATTCCTTATGATTTTCAATTAAAAGGCTGTGAAGATCATGTTTTGCATCCAGAATTAGTGCCTTATAAAAGATTTTCATCACCTAATGAATGGGAAGGAATTTATGAGATTGATGGTGTGCCGGTAAGAAATGGAAGCCCTGATGCTTTTGTCTATTCAAGCAAAGAAATATTGTCTAATCCATTAGCATGCGCTCATCCAGATAACACCATTGAGCTTTTACGCGATAGTTTTGGCGCAAGGATAATTCCATGTTAAGAGAATACCAACAAAGAGCCATCGATGATTTATATACTTGGTTTAAAAAGAATGACTCAGGCAATCCATGTCTAGTGTTGCCAACGGGATCCGGAAAGAGCCATATTGTTGCTGCGCTTTGCAAGGATGCGCTTCAATCGTGGCCGGAAACTCAGATATTAATGTTGACGCATGTCAAAGAATTAATCCAACAAAATGCTGAGAAAATGCGCCAACATTGGCCAGGTGCGCCAATGGGAATTTATTCAGCAAGTTTAAATAAGAAACAGCTTGGTGAGCCTATTACGTTTGCTGGTATTCAATCTATTAGAAATAAATCCGCACAGCTCGGCCATATAGACTTAATCATTATTGATGAATGTCATTTAGTTGGCCACAAAGA